CTAGTGGATTACCCAGTACCGCCCCGTTAACCCACACTTCCAAAGCCGCTGGATTAGTGGGTGCAGCGACAATCGTCCAAGCAGTCTGTCCAGCGGTTGCCGTACCATGGTCTAGCGTAATACCGGCAATAGACAACGCATTCAACCGTGCTAAGGCTTCTGCAATCGTCGGGTGTGCTACTCCATTCTCTGTCGTGCATATCTGCCCCTCCGGGCCGTTGATAACGCACTCCAACACCTGCCCTTCTTGCGCCATTAGCTCCAGCAGACGCTGGGTAACAACTCTAGCTTGTTCAAGATCAAGGTAAGATTGCTGAAGCCAACCGGCAACCTGCTGCTCCGCACTATCCAGAACCTCTCGGGTTTGCTCGGCTTTAGCGCAAGTGTCATTGATGCAGTCTACAAGAGCCATGGGTTACGCTCCGGCAAAAGCTTTCACGGTGACCAGATCGCCCACCGCTAAAGGCGTAGTGAAAGTCAGGGTTGTCCCTGCCAATGTGTAATCGCGCACCGCTGCAACCTGCGACCCGTTAACCTGTACTCGGGCACCCGCCCCAGGGGGTTGTGGGAGCGTCAGCACAGTCTTACCTGGCTGGTGGGTGTTGTACCACTGCCAAATCACAAACCCGCTATCCAGCGGACTGTGGATACGCTGTAGCAAGCTTGCCAACGACGGCACCTTGGTGCCATACACATCAATCTGTGCTCCGGGCGGCTTATCGACCAACTGCTGTTGAATATCCCAAACTTCCAACAAGTCGGGGTGTGGGTCTGTCGCATGCGCCGGCAAAGGCGGAGGCGGCAACGCACTATTAGCGCGGGCGATGACACCGTTCAAAGCGTCCTTAATGTGGGCGCAACATTCTTGTACGGTATTAGCCATTGGGATCGGGCCATTTAGTCATGTCGCCCCAGGCTGCAACAAAAGCAGTTGGATCGACGGGTGAAAGAGGCGGAAACGGAGGCAACACGATGTCAGAGAAGAAGGCTTTAGTAAGACACTCTGCCAACGTATCGCAGTGCGCGCCCATCATGCAGTCGACATCAATTTCAAACTGCTCAGCAGTAATGTTGACTTCCCACAGGTCTTTTTGTAGTAGATTGACCTGCGGGTTACTGATAAATCGAATCAGGTGATCAGTAGCCGCCCACAGCGGAACCTGCCCGGTGACCATCGGCACATACAACCAACTGAACCCTTGGTCCATCACAAGAGCTTCCCAATGGTTGAGCTGAGAAGTGTTTAGCGTCCATGTCAAATCATAGGTCGTGGGACGGTCAGTGAACAGCCGTCGTTGCCGCGCTTGGCCCGTTGCGATAGCGGTGCGCAACAGACCGGCGTTGATTTCGTAACTGAAATTGCTGATGCTTGGAGCAGGCACCCCGTAAGTTTCCCAGCGCGGAGCCGGACCGAAACACGCCTGCATGTCTACACCGCATGTCATGAGTACGCCCTCGCGTCATATTCAAAGGCCACAACCGAACTTCTATTGCCCCCTGCATGCCTTACTTCTGATACAACGCACAGCTTGGGTGACTGGCCCTTGGGAGTTATTTCAATAGTGTCGCCAGGCATCAAAACCAAAGCATCAAGCTCAGAATCCAATGACCACACAAAACGGCTATACTGCTCTTGCTTCCATAAAAACTCTGCTCTTTTTTCTGCTTCCGTTATATCAGTACACCCAATCAGCCTTATTCTCCTTGGACGAATAGCACTTGCAGGGTATAGAGCATAGTCTGGCTGATAGCTAACTGGGTCTCTATATTCTATTTCGACCCCGTCTTCTTCTTTCCTAGTGCCTAAACTGTAAACGACTCTTAACGATCCATCTACAATCAAGCCCGGCCCTGTTGTTACTTCAGAAAAACGTAACCGAGGGGTTGTGCTTGGGACCTCACTTAAAAGTACAAGCTCTGAGCCCCTGGGGATAACCCGATAAGCAACTTTACTTGCAATTGTTTCAAGCAGTTCCCAAATAGAAGTTTGAAAATCTATAATTGCGTTAAACGAACCTTGTAGAGTGTTTTCTATAAGGCTTGAATCTTGAGCTGCACCATATGTCTGGTTTGTCCACACATCCATAAAAGCGGCATGGGCACTAGTAGTAGCAGATCCGCCCTCGCTAGGTAGCTTTCTAGTACAATCCACGGAAATTCGATTCAAAACATCTTGAGCTAAACCTTCTGTAGCTTTAACTTTCAAGGCTATCAAGGTTACGTCGCCGTAAACTTCTCCAGGCTTATAATCTACGAACCCTTTCAACCCTGTCCAAAGAAGGTTGTCCATAGAAAGTTCGCCTTGCCCTGTAAGGGAAGACGTTTTATCTACAGTCACTTGATACCGAGCGCTAGGTACATCATAAAAGATTGACTTTCGCCAGGGCGTTCTTGTTTGTTCAACAAAAGATTCAAAATGAGTTATTGCTGGACCAAGAACATCTCCTTGCTCATCTATCGGGTAAAAATTTATAGTGATGTCAACTCGTTGGTCCTCAGTACTGTTATCGGAAAAAATAGCAAACAACCCCTGCGGAGCTACGAAATCTAAATCAATACGTTTAACTGTGTCTTCTGGACCACAGACAGCAAAAGGACCGAGTGTAGAGACTTTCGTAATCTCTTGGTCTCTCACTTCCGGCGAAGTAAGTAAATTTTCGTAGACGTTAGACGTGTTAAATATATTTCCTAAAGCCTTCTTATGATCCTCCGGACCATAGACTGTAGCCTCTACCACCCCAGGCTGCAATGAGGAAACTTTAGTGTCAGCAAAGTAGATTTCATGAACTACGTACTCTCCTTGCCCTAAACAGCATAGGATATTGACATATTGTTTTTGATTTTCATAACGAGAATAAGGAAAAGCAGCATAATCAGGAACAACCCTATTGCGCCCATAAGACACAGGTATCGCATCACCTAAACGAGTTTGGTTTGTGGGAACTGATAAATTATAAACACTGCGCCCTTTAGCTTGTTTAGTAGAAACTTCGGCAGGTTCGGCAATATCAATTTTCGGAGCCGTTGGCGCAAATAAATAACTAACAGCAGTGGACACTACTGCCACCGCTAAAGCTGCCAATACTGGAGAAGCTGCTAAAGCGCCAGCTATAGCAGCAACTGCCGCAACAACCGGGGCGCCTGGAGCTATCAAAAGAACTAGCTCATCTTCCGGTCCGAGCGACACATCGTAGTCTTCGACAGCCAACGGCTTTTGATTCAAAAACGTACGATGACTACCCGGGAAGCCCTCAGGAAATTGTTTGTTCAAAAACCCTGTGCCGTCGTCCGCGCAATAAGGTCCCGTCCAATCATACAGCTTGTACAGATCGGGCCGCAGCGGATTGTCAGCAACTACTATCCTACCCATCGGAACGCCGCCTGTTTTCTGTAACCCATTGCATAAAGCGCACTACGGGGAATCAACATCACCCCAAAACTGCCCCGAGTAACATGCAGCACCCCACCTGGTACCACCGGGCACAAATGGCGCCAGTGACGCGCAGTGCCAGTGAACAACACATCGCCAGGCCGTTCAATCCCCACTTCTTCCCACTGCGGCGATGCAGTAGCTTCAGTCATTGCCCGCATGATATCAGCGACGTCAAACTCGTTGACATCTACTGGATAGTCACAATTAATGCCGTATCGGCGCAACACTTCCAGAGTGAGAGTCCAGCAATCATAACCGTCTCCCTTACCTTGCCAGACAAACGGCTTGCCTATAAGATCGTCTATCATCGCCGTACCAATGCTGGGTAGCGATCTGGCCTGTACAATTGACGCGGGAACCGCATATTGAATACATCGGTACGAGTTGCCGTGCCACTAAACACTTCGCGGTTAAGCTCAATATCGGTCAGCGTTAAATCCCACGGCGGGTCATACTGAGGGTCAAGATTACCTTTTATGAATGCAGTAGCTTGGCACCGAATCGGCTCCTCGGGTCGTTGCCGCACTTTATCCAATGCCTTCAACATCTCTTCACCAACATTACAGATACGGATCTGCAAGTCTTGTTGCCCCTCACCATCTAGCGTTGGTAACACAACCTCAAACGGAATAGGCTGAAACAAGCGCTTCTCGCCATTGAAATTGCCGTACTGCACCTGATGATCGTTGGTCAAGTAGTACGTGCCGGCGGCACTGTGAGACAAGATCAACGCTTCCCACCAGTCTATATCAACCTCAGTGGTGTAGCGCTGTTGCATTGCGGCTGACAGTGCCATTAGCGACCCCTCCGCAGACCAAACGCCTGCTGCATGCTACGAGACGTGCTGTTGCCGCCCCGGGCCACCCGTTCCTCCATCTGCCCAATGGCGATTTCGATAATCTCTTTGTCACCGAGCTGTCGGTTGCGCCGGCTAACCGCTTCGCCGCTGTAGTTGTTGATGACAACCTCTGTGCCACCACCCTCAACCCCAAGCCTACCACTAGGCAGCCGGCGCAAGGGCAATATCGCTTCTGCACCAGCCTCGCCCAGCACGCCGCCGCGAGCATACCGCTTAAGCGGCCCACCTTGGGGCATGGGGAAGTACGTAGGCTGCGTGTAGACGCCCTGAGGCAGCGCTAGCTGGGGGAAGGCGGCGCCCTTGGCGAACAAGCTGCCAAGCAAATTACCTAGTAGCCCGCCGCCCCCGCCGGCGCCACCAAGAAACGAGCTGAATAACTGATTGGCGGCGAACTTCAGTGCCATCTTAGCGATGTCCTTAGCAAGTTCGCGCAGCGCGTCACGCAGGCGGAAGGTGCCTTCTACGGCACTGTCGATCCAGGAACCAAAGGCACCTTGCA